CACCTGCCAGAGTCCTTCCCGCTTTGGTGCCTTGGCAGTCTTGGTCAAAGGCTTGCGGATGTCTTTCCTTGCAGCGCCGATCATCGCCTCGACAACCTCGCGGGTCGTCGGCCCGCCCTTCGGCTTGAGCCTTACGAACACGCGATGCAGTTCAATGCTTCCGCCTTCGCCGTCGCCACATTCCCACTTGGTCGCTTCGCTGGATGCGATTTCAAAACGGCTCATGTCCGCTTCGATGTGCTTCAGCAGATCCTCGACGGTCTTGATGCGTCGGCTTGTGGATCGCGCCTCAAGCGTGTCGCCCGACTGCGACTGCGTCACTTGCTCGGCGTCTGCTGCTGGCTTCGGCGGCGGCAACTTTGCCTTGATCTTGTCCGCTATTTTCGCAGCCATTCGGAAAGCTCCTTCTCGGAGATGATGTGCCACCCAGCCGCAGCCGCCTCTTCCCGCAGTGCCCGTGCCACTGATGCCGCAGATGCGGCACCGTAGCCGCCTGCCTGGAACCGCGTGCGGATCTCCTGCACGCCCGCCTGGTCGTCATCGCTAAGGCGATCAATCCACGTCGCCGGCTTGGCTGGCTTCACTCTCTCAGCTACGGCGTCGGCTAGTGCGACGCTTCGGCTTTTCGTCTTCACTCTGGGGCTCCTTCCCTTTAAGGTGAATCCAGCCGTCCTCGTCAGGGATGCCGCCGCCAACGTGCTCTTCGTCGTCGTCAAGCTCGGGCGGCAGAATCACCGCCTCGGTCACTGGCTTGGATTTGGCGCGTCCCATGCCACCTAGCGTGGCAGGCGTGTCAAGCGTTCCGCCGTGCGTTGCTGATCGCCCGCCGCACGAGCATCCTGCCCGCCACGTCGAGGAACGGCAGGCCGCGAGCCGTGGCCTCTTCCCGCATGACCTTCACCACCTCGTCAATGCGTTCCGGCTTGCTGGCCTCGTCGCAGCCCCACTGATCCATCTGCTGCTGCTTCGCGCGGCACTGGCACGTTGGCGTTGGCTCAATGCCGAATCGCTTCAAGAGCTTGGAAAGCTCGGTGCCGGGGCCGCTCGCCGGAGTCGGTGCTGGCTCCGGTAGCCGCGACACTCGCGGATAGAACTCGCTCTCTGTGTCAATCGTCCACTCGTCGCCGTCCTGCGACACGACGCACGGCATCACCTCGTCGAGCGTGTAGCCACGCTCGGTGCAACGGGCCTCAAGATTGGAGCGGTGGCAGGTGATTATGGGAGCGGGTTCAGCACTTCTATTGCCAGAGAGCCTGTAAGTATCGGGATGTCGATCTTGCTCCTGATATACAGCGCAACTGGACTATCTTGCGGAATGTCGTGGTAGCACGGCGACGATGTCGAACTGTATTCGCTACTGCTCAACCAGTGAAAGTTTGCCGGATGAGAAGGGCCTAGCGTGTCAGAGTACGTTTGAACTCCAGGCCCATCCGAACGCACAAACCACTCCACGCCAGACCCAAGCCACAAGGCTGTCACCTCAATCCTGTTTATCATCGCGCTTACTGTCTGGTTTGCCGTCACGAATCCTGTAGCGAAGCGAACAAACAACTGTCCGCCTAGAGTGGACGTAACCTGCTGCCCGTTGTCCATGTACGTTATGGAAGGCGAGATAGAGTCGCACGAAGCGCACTGCGTGGAGTCGCCAAACCGGGATTGGTATGTTCTGCAACCAGAGTAGGAAAAGCCACCGTACTGGGCCGAGTCGTAAAGCGTCAGGGGAAACTCAACCTGGCCATTGCTGATAGAGAACGTGATCCGGCAAGAGAGGGTTGACGGCTGCGAACCATTCGCGCAGGTAGCGCACCCGCCACCGCAACACGGACTACAACTCGCTCCAAGCATTAGCCGCACTCCGCAGCGATGAGAATCCACTCGCCGGCCACGTAGGCAATCGCGCACGCCTTGGTTCCCGTGCCCGTGACGCTGGCAAAGTAGTTCTGCACGTTCGCATATGTCACGCCGCTCGTCGTGGCGTCGGTGACGGTCTTCGTGCTGCCTTTGTTCCACGGGGCCGAGAACGTGCCGCGCTTGATGCCTTGAGCGCCAGCAGAAGCCAGCCGCACCAGCGCCCATTTCCCCGTGCCGGTGCCTGACTCCTTCCAAAGTATGAGTCCCTCGCCAGCCGCTCCAGTTTTCAACTCCGAGGCTGATGCCTTGCAGGCCACGAACTTGTCATCAGCACTTGTGACTTCCACCTTGCACTGCACCACGCCACCAACCGCCACCCTGCCAACAGCGTTCGCCGCTATCGGCTCGACAGCCACGCACCAAGCCGTCGTGGTCGCAGACGGCGTGCCACCCGTCAGTACGGGCATTTCCTCGAAGGACGCCGTAGCACCGCCTGCCGACGACGTTGGTGTGATCTCCATGCCAGTGATCGCCAGCACGCCCCAGCGGGCCACGGTGACGCTAGGCTTGCAGTACACCCACGTATACGGCTTGAGCACCGGCGAGCCGGGCACGCCTTCCGTGCCGGGATTGGCACCGAGCACCAGGTCGGCGGCGTCTTGCGCCCGATTCCACGCACGGGCACTGATCGCCCCGCGTAGCGGCTGGCCCGGCTCTAGGCGTCCGTCGGGGCGTGCCATTACGTCGTGCCTATGCCGAGAGCGGAGAAGTTGCCGTCTTTGTAGACCTTGTTGACGTAGGCGTATTTGGGCTTCTTGATTCGATCAGTCGTTGTGGTTGCTTCCTCGTACCGCACCCACAAATACTCGTGGCCTTTTTTGTTGACGCTCAACGTGCCAACCGGCTGATTCGTCACGTTTGGCGACGCGACGAAGCGATAAGAAAGCGACCACGGCCCACGACCCTTTTGGTCGTCCCATTCCTGCGATCCAGAGCAGCCGAGGAACAGAACCTCCCCGGCATCAAAGCCACGGAAGGAAGCGTTGTTGGTTCGCCCTGTCTGCGTTGCCACGCCCTTGATGTAGGCATCTGTGACGTATGCGTTAGGCACGTCGTATGTCTCTGTCCAAGACAGCTGCGGCACGACAACGTCAACGCCGTTCACGCCGTTATCATCCACGGCGATAGCGTTGCCAAACGACGGGCCGCCGCCAAATATCGTTTCGCTCTCAGCCTGCGTAATGTGCTGTGTGCCGCCGGTCGTATCGAAACTGCGAGCCCGCTTCAGCGGGTTTGTTCCGTCCTCTGCGCCGTCCTTCGAGTAGTTGATCGTCAACTGCCAAGCGTTGTCGCCTAGGAACGAGACAGAGTAGGACTCTGCCATCAATTGCATTCCAGATACGCCTGGATACTGCCAGTAGCGGCCGTTGGCGCTGATCCCTGCGTTGATCTCAGCATGCAGCACAGTATCGTCGGCAGTGCCGAAGATCTTGTAGCTCTTCGTGTAGCTAGAAGCCGCCTTGCGTCCCTTGCGGACGATGGTCGCCTGCCGTGAGTCGCCGTCTTCCACCCATACGAGTGCCATTACGCTGCCACCTTTCCGCCGTCGTCAATCTTGCGGGTATTCTTCGCCGTCTCTTCAGCCGCCTTCGCAGTGCGTTCCGCGAGCGAACTGCCGCCGAACACGCTGCCGAGGTTGAGCGATGAGAAGGTGCCGGCGACTTGCCCCATGCTCTGTGCCGACTGGGCACCGGCCGCATCAGCGCCAGCCGTCGCAGCCTTCTCGCTCGGCGATGCACCCATTGAGCTAGTCGCCTTGCTGATCCGCTCCTGTGCATCGTCAATGGCATTCTCAAGGATGCCTGCCTGATTGCTCGTCAGGCGACCGCTTGAGTTCAGAGCGTCAAACTGCCCGTAGAGATCAGCCAGCTGATCCAGCGACGTTGCGTTCTCAACTTCCTTGAGCAGATCAGCGAACTGCTCGCCCATGACTCTCCGTTCCTTGCCACGCCGTGACGTAGCACCGACGTTCTCTTCTGCCGCCTGCGTGTCGCTGCGCCGCCTGTCGGAACGCCTAGCGTTCTCGGCTTGCCGCTCGTCCTTGGTTGCCTGTGCATCCTCCCTGATTCCCTTTTCGCGATCCTTGCGGTCCTTCTCTGCCTGCCTGTTCTGCTCGTCAGCCTTGGCAGTCCTGCCCTCGATGCCCGGTCGCTCCTGCCGTCGCTGTTCAGCACGGGCAGCATTCTTGTCCTTGATCTTTTGAATCCGCTCCTTTGTGTCCTTCGCACCCGTAATGAATCCCTGCACCCTCGTCCATGCGATTTGGATGCCTGCCACGAGGTTGTCAAACGTCGCCATCACGCCGTTAGCGATGTTGTCAAAGAAGCCCATAATGAAGGCACCCATCGTGTTCAGCAGGGCAGCGGAGTCTGTGTAAATCTTGTCCCATGCGATGTAGATGCCCGAGCCGATGTCGGTGAACACGTCTTGAAACGCTGCCACCCACGGATCAACGTAGGACATCAACGCTTCAGTGCCACGCAGCCAGCCGGCGACAAGCCCAGCCCAGAGGACGTCCATAGCACCGGACAGGTCGCCGGCAGCGACAGCTTCGTAGACGCCGTTGAAGGTGGTCGTGGCTGTGGCGGCGAGGTCGCCTAGGACGACGATGCCGTCAGCCACTGCTGCACCAAAACCCTCGCCGATGGCTCCTGCCGCCTGTTGGACGAGAGAAGCCACCGGGCCGAGGGCCGCACCTATCTGGTCTTTAAACTTGTAGAGAGCAAAGACCGCCGCACCGATGCCAGCCGCAACCAGCAGCACCGGGCTAGCAAGGGCAGAAAAGAGACCGAAGCCCTTCAAGACAAGACCGATGGAGCCGCTCAACGCCTGCAACGAATACCCTACAGTCACCATTGCAGCACCGATGCCAATGGCTGCGGCGGCAACTTGAGCAAACAAGACGACGGCTTCCTTATTGTCAGTCGCCAGCTTCGTCAGCCCGTCGATGAATCCCGTGATGAACGGCAACGCACCCGCAAGAGCCGGTGCCACTGCATCCGTGATGGCAATAGCCATCCGCTGCATTGCCGCCAGCACGCTACCGAACGAGCCAGCCAGGCCCGACATCACTAACTTGTACTTCTCGCCCACTGGCAGGGCGGATGCCATCGCTTCACGCATCTTGGTGAATCCATCCACGCCTTCAGAAGCGAGAATCGACGCGGCACGAATGGCGTCCGCACCGAAGATGCGGCGGAAGATGTCATCCTTCGCTGTCTGGTCTAGGCCTCCCATCGCTTGATTGAGCGTGCCGATGATTTCCACCATCGGCTTCATTTGCCCGTCAGCGCCACGAAACGAGGCGACCGAAAGCCCGAGTTGGTTAAGGGCACCCACGGCATCGTCAGCCGGTGCCATCAGCCGCATCAGCATCGTCTTGACGCTGGTGCCGGCGTCGCTGCCCTTCACGCCGTTGTTGGCGAGGATTGCCAGCGTCGCCGACAAGTCCTCAATGCTCTGCCCAGCTAGGCCGGCGACGGCAGACGACATTGAGAACGCTTCCGACATCTGAGCGATAGACGTGCTTGACGCATCCGCAGCCGAGGACAACGCATTGGCGGCGACGTCGGACGACACCTTGAACACGTTCATGGCGTCCGACATCACCACAGCCGCCTGGGCAACGTCCATCTCGCCAACCTTGGCAAACTCCAACGCCGTCTGCCCAGCACCACCGAGCACGGCATCAAGCGACATGCCTGCCTTCAGCAG